CACCATCGGCGGCGGGGAGCCGATGGGAGGGGGCGCGCAAGGCAACCAAGCAACCGACGATACTACTCGTCGTCTTCGGGGCTGTCGTCCTCCGGAACATCCGGTTCGGCGTCGGGGCTCATGTTCACCTCCTCAGCGTTGCTGAACGTTCAACGTCAGGGTCCGGTCATCCTGCCGACCGTTGGCGGTCGTCACATGATAGATGATCTCATAACGGGAGCCGACCGTCCCGCCCGTCATCCACGCCGTAACCGTCGTCGTCGTGAAGCTGTCGGAGTTCTTCGTGATCCCCGCCGGGGCAGTCACCACCCGAGAGATGATCGTGTCACCGGCCACCAGCCAGTCGGACCAGTCGACGGTGTAGTCGAGGACGGCGTTCGGGTCGTGGATGTAGCTGTTCGTGTTCACACAACCTCCAAGGCACGCGGGGCTGGTCGGACGAGATACACCCGGTTCTCGAATGGGACGAGGTAGCCGCGTTCGGCACGAACCCGGTAGGTGCGGCCGACGCTGACAGCGGGCGGTGTCTCGTAGGCGACACAGATGAACGCCTCGAGGGTTACCGCTACCGTTCCGGTGATCGCCGGAGAGGTGACCGTCCCGGAGGCTGTCGACGTGAACGGGTTGAGGGTGACGGCGACGGTGCCGACGATCGCACCGGGACCGGCAACAACACCCGACGCCGTCGACACGAACGACGCCAACGTGCGCGCGCTGGTGCCGGTGATCGCCGGCGGGGTGTAGGTGCCGCTGGCCGTCGACGTGAACGCGGCGAGGGTGACCGCAACAGTGCCGGTGATCGCCGCCGGTGTGTACGTCCCCGAGGCGGTCGAGACGAACGATCCGAGGGTGACAGCGACAGTCCCGGTGACATCGGGTGATGTGACCGTCCCCGACGCCGAGCTCGTGAACGAACCCAACGTGACAGCGACAGTCCCGGTGATCGCACCAGGACCGGCAACCGTGCCCGACGCGGTACTGGTGAACGACCCGAGTGTCTGGGCGCTGGTGCCCGTGATCGGCGGCGGCGTGTACGTCCCACTGGCTGTCGATACGAACGAGGCCAGGGTGACAGCAACAGTGCCCGTGATCGCCGGAGGGGTGTACGTCCCGGACGCCGCCGAGACGAACGGTCCCAACGTGACCGCGACGGTGCCGGTGATCGCCGCCGGTGTGTACGTCCCCGACGCCGTACTGGTGAACGCGGCGAGCGTGACCGCGACCGTTCCGGTGATCCCCCCGGACTCCTCATGGATCACCCAGAGTCCGGCGCCACCTTGGAGTCCGCCGGGATCGGTGAGGCTGATCGTCTGCGACGACTGTGTCGACCCGGCGATCGCGTAACGCCAGTTGATCCCACACTCACTGCCGTCGGTCGGAGTGACAAGGGACGTCGCCGACGAGAACGTCAGGTTGGCGTTCGTTGGGGTCGGCGGCAACGTCGACGAGGTCATGTTCTCACAACCGGAAACGACCACAATCGCGTCGCCTGTCACCCACGACACACCGGTGATCGACGTCGCAGCCGACGCGAACCAGTTCGACACCTGCGCGAACTGCGACACCGACGTCGTCCCCGTCGACGAGGCGACTTCAGCAATCGCCTGCGCGATCTTCAGCGACGTGTAGTTGTTCGGACCGAACGAGAACGTACCGGCCGACACGTTCGCCCATTCACACAGATACTGCGCATAGCTGGAGCCGTTCCCGGCGTCCCTGCGTTCGGTTGCAGTGCCGGACCCGGTGAGCGGTGTCTTACCGGGTGGGTTGGTGGCGTTCCAATCCATCACACCGATGATCACCGTCGACCCGGCGGCGACGGTGCGGGAGATGGATGATTCGGTGTTGTTGGCGGTCGCGTTGCCGACGGTGAGCGTCACGGAAACACCCCACCCCCGGCGAGGAACTGGCAGGCGTTGAGCTCCAACCCGCGTAACGCCGTCTTCATCGCGCCCTGCACCGTCACATCAGGATCAACCATCATCTCGGTGAGCGGGATCGGGCATTGCGCCCACACCTCTGCGTCGACCTTCGTCAACGCCTGCGACCATGCCGCATCCCATGTCGCCCCGGCGTAGTCGGCTTTCGCTTGCGCCTCGAGGGCGTTCAACCGGGTCACCGCCGAGTTGAGTCGGGCCGTCGACGTGATCGGCTGCCCACCCGCAACCGTCGTCGCCTTCCCCGACTGACCGCACGCCGTCAACAGGGTCGGCGCATAGGTGCGGACGATCCAGTCGATGCCCTGTAGCGACCGTGTCGTCGCCATGACGACTTAGGCGTTCGGTGCGGTGATCGTGAACGACGTGACCGACACGGACCCGGTCGACACAATGCTCACCGACGACAGGTTGAGATCAGCACCCGACGTCGACACGGTGCCGTCGAGGACGTGGGTGGCGCCACCCGACTGGACGATGCGGAACCAGGTCGCGGTCCCCGTAGCGTTCGCGGACGAATCAGCGGTGATCGCATTCAACGTCAACACACCACCAGAGGCGGCCGGTGCAAACGTCGCGTTACACGTCAACTCGGCGAGCAGGGTGGTGGCGGTCCCACCGGTCGCCGGTTGGGTCCCGTCGTAGATGCGCAGCAGGGCGCTGGCGCCGGCTCTCGACGTGATCGAGTCGAGCCAGGCGTTACGGGTTGTCGAGTTCACACCAAGCGTCATGAATCATCCTTGTCTTCGGGTTCGGGTGGTGGGGTGACGACGCCGTACGCCTCCACGATCAACTGCGGCACTTCTGGATCCGACATCGGGGAGCGCTCCCTTAGATGAGGTTGGCGAACTGTGCGAACCGGACCGTCACAGCGATACCGGCCAATGCGAGGATGACGGCGACCCGTTCCAGGGTCAGCCGCCTTGGGGAGGGTCCGGTGGCGCGGTGTTCGTCACCGCGTACACGGCGAGCGAACCGAGGAGGGCGGACGCGATCGCGAACCCGTCGTTGATCGAGATGTGGCCGTCAACGGTGACGGACACACCAACCGCCGCAGCGGAGGCGAGCGCGGCCCAAAGCTTTGCGTAACGCTGCATACGTTCACCCTTCGTTAGTGGGCGGCACCGGGAGCACGTTCCTCCCGGCCCACCCGGTGTCGGAGGTGTTGGCACGACAAAGCGGCACCTCCCCCGAACTAGTCGCCTTCCTCCGGATGTTCGCGGTCGTATTCGGCGAGACGGGCTGCCAACCATTCGGCACGCAACCTCAAATCAGCGTGAATCTCGTTCGCGGCGGCGACACCTTCACGGCGGGCCCGTTCGATCTGGCGTTCCTGCATCCGGAGTCGGGTGTTCCACCAGGCGATCAGCATCGGCGCCGCTATCGACACCGTCACCAACGACACCACCGCGAAGAACAGTTCGGTATGACTCACAACGCCCGCCCGTCTGTTGCCCCTCTAAACGCCGGGGGTAGCGGTACCCGTCAAAGTCACAACATACGGCGACGAACCACCACCCGAACTAGGTGCGGGTTGACGATGCGCGTTCCATGCGGCGACGAACCCGGCACCCATGTCATCCTTCGCCACCCCGTACGTGTAGCGGCAGGTGCCCAACAGCTGCTCCATCTCGGCCAGCGTGAGGATGACTTCGTTGCCGGACAGGCCTGCGTATTCGGCGCCGTTGGCGATCGCCCGCAAATCAACACCGCATTTCTCGAACCATTGACCCGGAGTCTTGATCCTCACAGCGTCCTCCTCGTCATCGACCGTCGGGGGTTGCGGGCTGGGTGTCGGAACGTCTAGCCCCCAGGCGGGGAAGTCGGCGATCGCATCATTCGGATCCACAGCCCACCGGTTGTCGATGTAGAACCCTTGACGTTGCAGGACGTGCGCCCCTAGAAGCCTCGCTTTGGCCTCTGCGTCTTTGCGTGAGCTACCAGACCACGACCAGGCGTTAGGAACCCACCCGATCTCCCACAGGCCACTACAGCGGGTGAGGATGTCGGTGTCGCCGTAAATGCCGATCGGCCACGGGTCACACTGCTCAGCGAACGCTTTGACGTACGCCTCGTGAGCATCGATCAGGGCGGGGGTGGTGTTCGTATCCACCGCGCACAGGATCGGCACCTCCCGCGGATAACCCCGCAACGCCGCTGCCAACTTGGCGTCCCGGCCGTGCGACTGTCCGGCCGGCGCACCCTGATTCGGCGAGGTCGCCGACATCTCCCACACCAACAGGACTTTTAAACCAGCAGCGATGTACGCGTCACATTCGACCTTCGAAATGTTCTTCGCCGGACTGGCGGGTGGAACGGATAGATACCCAACGACGAACGAGTAGCCGAGCTCGAGCAGCCGTGCGGCGGGTGGACGGGCGAAACTGAAGTCGACACCCTTCTCGCCGGCTGTGACGGTCGTGACCATCAGGTCGAGATGACAACGACGATACCGGATGCACCTGCACCACCGTTACCGGTGACACCGCCGTTCAGGTTGCCACCCGAACCGCCACCGCCGCCACCATAGAGCGCACCAGCACCGCCGACGCCTAGACCGGCTGCTGCGCCACCGCCACCGGCGCCACCCATCGCCAAGTTCGCTGTCGTGGCCGTACCGGCCAACCCAGGGTTGTTGGCAGCTACTCCGCCAAGACCGCCACCCGAGTTCAACTGGGTGCGGTGAT